TTTCTAGCAACTCCATTTCTCTTTCAGTCTGGAGTCTAGCAAGCTCTAGTTCGTGTTTCTTGTCTGATTTGTCTTGGAAGAATCCTAAGAGGCTAGGTAAGCCACCAGTAAGAAAAGAAATAAGTGTTGTAAATAAGGTAATCATTTCTTACCCTTTATAACCCCAAGTAAGATACCAGGCAATGACCGCAGCCACCGCATAACACATGAACATAACTCTACGCACTTCTGCCAGATCGTGTCGAAATTCATTTTCTAACTCCTTCTCTTGTTTTTCAATCTTGAGTTTGATGGCTTCTACTTCTGACCATCGTTTTTGACCATGATGTTTTACAAAGTCTTTCTTGACCTGTTCTTCTTTTATTCTTATATCTTCTTGTTTTTGCCATTGGATCATGGCTCGTTTGAAATACTGCTCTTTTAGGACTTCTGCTTCTCTAATCTGCCTTCTACGATCTAAGGCTTTCTGTTGTGCTACCGAGGCTGCTTCTTTCTGGACATCCTCGATAGACGAACCAATAGCCTTGCCAGCCTCTTTGCCTGTCTTTACGCTTTCGCTAAAAGACTTTGCGCCCTCCAAAAACCCAAATTGATCGGACATGGTTCATAGTTAGTTTAGTTTTAGAACAAGAGCAAGCAGAATGGCAATAATAAAGCCAGCAGAACCGATTAGGATCTGTTCTAAGCGTTTTAGTCTGGCATTAATACCTGTATAGCGTTCAGCACAGATAGCCTCGTGTGCAGACAAAGCAGCCTCGTTCTTGTCGATCATGTCGGTCATACAACCTCAACCCAAGCTAAAGTTGGCTCATCCCAGTTATATCTCTTAGGATTCTCTGCTGTGCCTACATCGGTAGGGTATGGTACTGGAGAACTCCATAAACAGGTTTCTTCACTCATTGTCCAACTTGGGAATGGTTGTGGTGGAATAAAGGCATCTCTTTGGCTGTCGTATGTATAACCGATACCAGCGTAGTTTTTACGCAATGGTCTTCCTTCAGGATGTTGTCCACCATGAGTATTGTAAGAAGTCTGTACCCATCCATGACCAAAAATGCCACTATCAATGACATCTTGTTCAGCAACAATAACTTGGGTTACTATTCCGTTTTCTACTTTTGCAAAATGTGCCATTACTTTCCTTATTAAAGTGGTACTAAAGAACCACTACTATTAAAGGTATGGATGGTATTACCGCCTGAAGATGTTACTGTTCCACCGCTAAATTTTTGTGGAGATGAGTAAGAAATGATGACTACACCGCTACCGCCTGCACCTGAATTATTAAATGTGCCATTGTAGCTACCAGCACCACCACCACCGCCCGTATTAGCAGTTCCAGCACTTCCAGTAGTAGTGCTAGAAGAACCACCACCACCTGAACCGCCTGTTCCAAAACCTGAGTTTGCGTTAGAACTACAACCACCGCCACCACCACCACCACGAGTTACAGAAGAACCGCTAATTGAAGATGCTGTTCCATTACCACCATTTCCTGATTGACCGCCACCAGCATTACCACCTGCCGCACTTGCACCACCACCACCGCCAGCATTATTTGCATCACTTGTGCCACCAGCGTTGCCTTGACCTGAAGTTCCTGAACCACTACCTGTAGTGCTAAATCCTGCACCACCGCCACTACCGCCATTATTTTTAGCAGCTATTGATACATAGTTAGAATTTCCAGCACCACCACCTGTAGAAGTTATAGTGCTAAAAACAGAGTCCGAGCCTTTAGCAGAGTCAGCATTATATCCAATTTCACCTGCACCACCACCGCCAACTGTAACTGTGTATGTTGTTCCAGTATTAATGGATAAAGTGCTTTCTCTATATCCACCAGCACCGCCACCACCTGCATAAGCTCCACCGCCACCACCAGCTACAACAAGATAATTAGCAGTAACAACAACAACAGCTTTGTTTGTCCAACCAAACGCTGCTAAAGATGCTGCACCAATTTTAGATAAGCGTGGCATTGATACCCTTATGCGAATTTAGTTACAGAAGCTAACACAGTAAAAGCTGCACTTCCTGTTTTAAAGATGACATAAGTATAAACATCTATCGAACTAGCATTACCGCTAGTAGGAGCAGAGCCACCTTGCCATTTAGGAGTAACAGAAGAACCATCTACTTGCACAGCAGAATTATAATATGCTGTAGAGCCATTTGTAACTAAGAAAGTAGCAGAAATAGACTCGCCAGTAGCCATTACTGTATTTAAGGAAGTTCCACTAGAACCCCTAAAATTGACTGTAAAGTTACCACTAGCATTGGTTGTGTAGTACAAAACCGATTGGGTTGTAACATCATAGTTAATTGTGCCTGTAGCTGCCGTTGCGGAGACTGTAGCGGTCTCAAGCATATTTACTGCTTTATGACTTGCATTTGACGAAGTGCCAGCAAATGTTTGTAGAGCAGTAAATGTCGTAGCTGTGCCTGGTGCTACATAGTCTGTTCCTGCTGTAGCTGCGGTAAACGCAGAAGTTCCATTACCTTTTAGGACTCCAGTAAGGGTCGATGCACCTGTTCCACCATCTGCTACTGCTAAGTCTGTAATGCCTGTAATAGATCCACCTGTTACTACGATAGAACTAAAGGTAATACCAGTAATAGACCCACCTGTAATCTTAGGTGCTGTCATGGTATATGTGCCATCTCGAATACCATCTCCGACATCTCGGATCTGCGCCATCATATCGCGCATAGTATCGTTTACTGCTGATGGGAGCATTCCCTCTGGCGCACCATCTGGCGGTGCAGCATTGTTATTAGCAGGGGTTAGAGAATATTTTGTGTATGCCATGATATGTCCTTAATTTTACTGTTGTTCTGTCTGAAATTCACCAGATAATAGACCTCTTAGCCCTGTAACAGGTACATTATAAGTTCTTGGTTGGAGTTCTGGCATCCTTCCAAGTCGCATCATATCTGCTAGGTTTTGAATAGATGCTCTGCGTACATTTTCTGCTGCCATCCTAGATCCTGCTGCACCTGTTGCTATAGGTATGCCAATAGAGGGTTCTAAAGCCATAGCACCACCTGAAAATATGCCTGATACTGGTCCAGTTGGAGCAAATCGACCAAAGAACTTTAATAGATTTTGTGTTGTGCCACCTTTAGCAGCATCTACAATTGCCTCTTGCTCTTGCTTAGTAAATAAACGCATCTTTTTGTCGTTCTTGGCTAACTGTCTTAATTGTTGAGCCATAGAGTTTTCTTCACCAGATGCAGTAAATTTAGACCGATCTAATTGAGCATTACTTAGCATATCTTCAAAAATCTCTGCTTTCTTTAGTTTTCCATAAGATGTTCTTGCATCTTTCCACATTTGTAGAGATTCTTTATTGCCACTAATAATTGTAGAATCAGGTGCATTAAGAATTGTGCTATCAAACTCATCTTTAAGAATACTAGCCAATCGTCTTTCATCTGCATCTGGGCTTTTTTGTGCGCCTTGAATCATTTTTCTTAATGCTTGCAACTCTGTAAAGTCTTTTGGAGTTGAAGTATTAGTTAGTTCTTCCAAAGCCGATGCAATCTTAGGATATGCTTTTGGTGTATATCCTTCTTGCCTTAAGTCTTTGCCAATAGTATTCATTCTATTAACAAACGCATCAGACTCAAACAAAACACCTGAATCTCTAGCTTTGGTAAATAGATTAGTAGACTCTTGTGCTAATTGCTCTTGGGTAGGAACATTTTTTGCTCTGCGAGTAGCAGTTGCTCCAAATGGTGCAGCAGTTGTAATGCCAGCAATCATTCCTGCTAATGGACTGCCTGTAGCCTCGGTAACATATTGGGCTGTAGCTGCTGCTGGAGCAGATGCTGCCACCTGTGCTTTAGGTGCTTCTGCTAACCGCTTAGATACTTCTCTTGTAACAGGGCTAACTGCTTGCTGTCCTAATTTCATAAGAGCAGGCAATTGAGCTAATGTAGATGTAATTCCACCTGCACCAGCCTCAAGCATTCTTTCTCCTCGGCTTTGTGGCTCTGCAAGACCCATCTGAGTCATTGCCTTACTTGCCACTTGGCTAGGCATCTGTAACTGTGGTATTTCTGTGCCAGCGACTTTATTGACACCGCCTGAAATCATATTAATTAGGCTATTAAGGGCATCACCAATTGGTAAAGCCATAGATCCTACTAACGCGCCTGCTGGACCACCTACTGCACCACCAGCAACAGCACCAGGCACAGTCTGAGCCATGCCTCTAGTAACTATTTCTGCTGTTCTAGATGCTGTACCTTTTTGTGGTTTTTCAGCAGCAGTAGCATCGTCATATAGTTTCTTGGCTGCTTTAGTAATATCAGCCTCAGACATTGATTCTGGAAAGTCTACTGGACCTACCTTTGGAATGTCTATAATCATTTTAATTTTCCTGTGGCTGGATCATATGTTTTAACTGCTCCTGGTCTTGCCATTGGAGCAATAGGAGTTACTTTGTAGAACTCAACAATATCTTTCATCTCAGGATTTTTAGCCAATGTATCTAGTTTTCTATTGTATTCGGTGATGCTATATTCAGCTACCCTCTTAGATGCATTAGCAATCTGTTTAATTTCTTGTGCAGTTAAACTATCAATATCTCCTGAGAATGCTCTTTCAGCTAACTTACCTTCGCTTTCAGTAATAGCACCTTCTCCACGCATTGATTTACGACCTTGCAATGTTAATTCTGCAAAGCCACGAATGGCTTGACGAGTATTAGCAATTGTTTCTGCTGTGTCTTTGCCCGTAACACCAAGAGTTTGACCAACTTGGGCTAATCTTAATTGAGGTGTTGCCAATGGACCAGCAATAATTTTGTTTGTATCTACTGCTCCAATAACTCGATCTGCTGCATCAATCTGAATGTTTGCACCTTGTGCTTGGATTTGTGCATCTTTTAACATCGGACCAACTTGTGCAGCAACTCCTTTGCCTGTGTCTACAGTAATATTTGTGCCAGGAGTTTTCTTAGCCATGTAATCAGTAAATGAACCTTTGTATCCATTTTTAACTGCATATTCATATTCTTGAACAGCAGATGGAGCTTTTTCTGCTTTCGCAGTTAATTCTAAAAACTTTAAAGGATCTTGAGATGCTGCTTCTAACATTAAAGTTTCTTGCAACTTGTTAAAATCTACAACTCTTTTTGGTGCTCCTGGCATTGTTAATGCTGATACTGTCTCAGGAGTAGGCATTTCACCTGTTTCTGTTGGAACTAAAGTCATTTGTGGCACTTCTTTAGTAGCGCCTTGGATAGCTGCTTGTAATCTTTGTTGAGCATCTTGTTTTCTTTTGTACTCACCCAACTGAGAACCAATTAACATTTGCTTTAGCGTTCTATCAAACGACTGTTGATAGCCTTCCATGCCTGCGCCTAATGCACCACCCAAAGCCTGTCCTGTACTAATTGGCTGTGCCGTTCTGCCAGATGCTCCTAGTAAGGCAATAGCAGCGTTTAGTGCTGCTGCTTGGTTAGCATTAGACTGTATTCTTTGTGATTCGGCAGGACTAACAAGTTGAGAATAGTCTGGTTGTTGTCCGAATAAAGCTGATAGATCAATTGCCATAATTTATCCTAGTAAAGAATTTGGATTTTTTGCTCTCTGTAGAGCCAATAAGTTATAAATGCCTGAGTAATCTACTGCGCCTTGTGGCATCTGTGTTCTACCGCCCATCTGCATTTGTGGTATTGCTTGTGGTTGCTGTCTACCACCTAACAAACCACTTGCAGACCTAAGACCTTGTAGGGCTTGCATAGGAGAAATGTTAAAACCAGTTGAGCCTGGTAGTATGTCAGCACCCGATGATGTAACTACATTGCCATTAGCATCTAGGATAATATCGCCTAGTTCGCCAGGTATGATGGTTGCTTGTGGTGTAGCACCACCGCCATAAAAACCACCTTCTTGTATATCGGCATCTCCAAGCGAGACTCCCATGTTGAAATCTTCGCCTGTATTAAACCCACCCATGTTGAAATCTTCGCCTGTATTAAACCCACCCATGTTGAAATCTTCGCCTGTGCCATATCCACCCTCACCAAATTGACTGCCTAATTCAGCACCAATCTGTTGTCCTGCGTAAGCCTTGCCAGCAGATAAAAGACCTTGTTCTAAACTACCACCTTCTTGTACTGTATCTACCCCTTCAATAATAGGCAATGCCCATGCGTTTCCAGTAGCAACAGCAGTAGCTTTAGCAACAGCCTTAACAGGATCGTTTACTATTTCTTGTAGTTGGTTTTCTACAACATTACCAGCAAACTGACCAACATCTTCTACCGCGCTACCAACAGCACTAGCAACATCGCCTACGAATCCACCACACATAATTAATCCTTTAAGTGTTTGACTGTATTAAAGCCAACAGTTTTATAACCTAGTCTCTCATAAAACTGTCTGGTTTTATCCATGTCTACTGCTGTTGTCTGTCCTAAATGCAGATCATCTGCACCCATATCTTTAGCCCATGTTTCTAGTGATTTTACTAGCTTGAGTGCCACTCTACTACCTCGATACTCAGGCAATACAAAGAACCCTAAATCGCTTACTCGCTTACGATTACTAAAAAAGTATTCGTGTGCTAGACCAGATATAAACCCAACAATTTTGTTGTGTTCTATTGCGATAAAGCCAACTGCATTAGGGTTCTTGTATAACTGTAGAATCTTGTGCTTCTCAGGTACTGCGTAAGAAAACTCTGCCTCGGCTACCATTTTGGTAACCAGTTCAAAAAACTCCTCTAACCGATGTAGACTAAGTTTTTCTATTATCAGAACAATCCACCGCCTAATAAACCACCGCCTAATGCACCTAATACTGGTGCAGCGTATTGATTGCCAAAGAATCCAGAAACACCAGGAATCTGACCTAGTGCGTAACCACCTAAACCACCTGCTATTGCGCCTCCAAGAACTCCAGCACCACGATTCTGATAGGTGGGCGCGTTAGTGGTCTGTGTGCCATATTGACCTAATGGAGTGCCATAGACAGACGATAAATAGCCTTGGAGTTGTTGGTAAGGTAATTGTTGTCCGAACTGATACCTTGCCAATTGCTCTTGTAAAGGTTGTGCAGCGATTGCTTCTTGCTGTGCGCCAACTTGGGCTAGTGTCTGAGATGGTAGGAATTGCTGACTGTAGAACTGAGGTGCATATCCAGCTAACTGAGCTTGGGCTAATTGTGCCTGTTGCTGTAGTCCTCTTTCCTGTTGGTACTGAGATCCAGCAATATTGGCTGTAATATCCCCTAGAGACCGCCCATAAGCCTCTGTAGCAGTTCCTAATGCTCTTTCCATAGAACCACTACCCAAACGACCAGACTTGCTGTAAAGACTCGAAATGCCAGGCAATACTGTTTCGCTAAACTGTTGAGTAAGTGGGCGAGTAGCTGCTGCCATCATCGCTTGTTGGTAGGGGTTTGCATTTAAGAAACCACCAGCAGCCGTTTGTCCGACCTGACCTAAAGACGATGTATAAGCCTGTTGAGCCTGTTGTAGAACTGGACTCTGTTGGCGAGCTATAGCCTCTTGTTGGGCAATTGCCTCAGTAGTCGCAGTCGATGGGCTTACATAGGTTTGACCAGGAAAGAACTCTGGTTGCGTACCTGTAAGAAACAGACTCTGCGCCCTCTCTAGACCTTGGGTAAGGTAGGGCAATAGTGCTGGATCTACTGACGAGGTTTGTGTAGTTGTTGCCATAGTTTTATCCTACGATGATGTATTGAAAGTTAAGGTCTGAATGACCTGTGTTTCTGTGCGTAATTGTTGCTGAACCGCTTGTTTGTGCAGAAATATATAAATGTGCCATTTCTGATGCTGCATGACTAGAAGTTGGTGTAAAAAGAATGACTGAATCTTTGCCAATTCTGGCATCTGTAAGTGTTGTAGTTGCAGACGATTGTGCTAATGTAATTAAACCAGTATTGTTAGTTTTGCCATTCATAATGCCATTGACTACTTCAGCAATTCCACGCTGATCTGATCCGAATGGTGGTAAAACTCTAAACATTACCTAGTTCCTAGAGGGCTTAAATCAATGTCGATTCCTACTGCTGATGTCCAACTACCTGTAGGGGTTAATTGTAGACGATGATACCGCCCAACACCACGCACAGCCACTCTATTTTCGCTATCTGCTGCGGTCTGAGAACCAAATACTGTGGACTCAGACAAAAGTCTACGAGATAACAATGCTACCGATCCAGATCCATCATCTACGATTGGTTTAACCATTGTAATTGCTGAAGTAGAACCAGGCACTTCTATATCACCTGTCTCTAAATATGCTGTAGCATTAGCACCAGAGAATGTAACAATCTTTGCACCATCTACACCAGCTAACTGTAGTTTTCCACCAAGCCATAATCGGCTATCAAAGGTAGTCAAAATGGTGTCTAAATTACCATAAGTATCCATACCCTCTAAAGTAACGGCAGGGGTAGATGTTGAGGCAATTCTATCTACAGAAGTTGTGCCACTTGTCCATCTTTGTGTCTGATAATTGTAAATTAGTAGACTATCGGGTGTAGCGGAACTGTTAGATGCGTATGCCCAAATAATGAGTTTCTTAATGGGATCTACCGCAGCCGACATAAGGTACAAAGTACCCTCATCTACATTATCAAAGAAGAATCGGTTTACTTTTTCGCTACCGATTGGCACTACATTTTGACCATCACAAGCGTAGAATCCATCGTCTCCTAAGAAGAACGATGTGCCACCATACTGAATAATAGAGTTAGCCTCATAACATCCTAAGTTACGACTAATATTGTCGAACTGAAATATTAATGGGCTACCAATATAGGACATTCGATGTATTGCTCGATCCATAAAGACTAGACCAAATTCACCACCTGTAACACCGACTACAGAACCACCATCAGGAATATCTTGGTAGTCTGCTTGTGTCGTAGCGGATGTAGTCCAACTAGACTCATCCCCTAATGCTGACCATTGCACTCTGTTTGGATAGTTTGTTTGCCATCCAGACACTACAAAGTCGCGCACTACTGTTACAAATCGTGCTGTAGGTGCATCGGCTGCTAAGTCTGCAAATAAAGAAGAACTGTTTAAGTTATATCCTTGTAGTTTTGCTTGCCCATTAGCTGCAATAATTACATTACCAAACTGGCTAAACTTCCAACGCTGATCTGTAGCAGTTGAATAATTGCCTGATTTGGATACATTGTCTAATGACAAATCACCAGAATCTAACTTAAATAGTTTTGTAGCACCACCAGCAAATACAGTAGTAGCACCTGCGGTTGTTTTGCCTGCAACGACATTGTTTAGATTCTCAGATGCCGATGCTGAATAATTTACTGCAATAGGAATAGCACCATAGCCAACTGCCTTAGAGTAGACATTTTCTGCCCTACGCAGTCCATTAGTAATGCCTGGCTGATCTGGTGTCCATTCTCCGAATGTTACTCTGCTTATTGCCATTGTTCTGTTCCACTAGATATTTGAGTCCAAGTTGTCGTTGTGGCGGTAATTCCTGTCCACGACTCTGATCCTGCTGTTTGTGCTGTCCATGTTGTAGAACTAGCTGATATACCTGTCCAAGCCTCTGAGCCTACTGTTTCGTCTGTCCAATTATCGCCTAATACATTACCACTTGCGACTACTGTTGTATTAGCTGTTATTAATCCGCTTGCAGAGTAAATTGCTTGAGCTTGTGCATCTACATAAGCATTAGCAACAATGATACCTTCACCAGAATATTGAACACCGCCTAAAGCTGTTACTGTTGCCGACCCTGTAATATCTGCAACAGATGTTCTAATCCTAATAGCCTCTGATTCCACAGAAGCATTGCCTGTAATTGTTGCATCGCTTGTTCTAACTCGAATACCTGTGCTTGCCACACTTGCTTCTGCATTGACATCAGCAGATCCGACCAGTATTGCGTTTCCTGTTGCAACAACTGTTGCTGTTCCATTTACTATTCCTTCTCCGACCAATACTCTGATTGCCTCGGCTGTAACAGATGCATTGGCTGTTATGTCTGCTGACGATGTGCGTATAGCAGAACCATTAACAACTACTGTTGCATCTGCGGTAATGTCTGCACTAGCAGACCTTGTTCTTTGTCCTGCTGCTACGACAGAGGCATCTGCTGTAACAAGTGCTTCGCCTGTGCGTTGACGAACACCATCCGCGCTAACTGATGCATTTGCTGTAATAGATGCAGATGGGAACTTAACACACAGAGTAGTCCATACTGGGTCATCAAATGAGATTTTTAGTTGGTCAAGATTCCCAAGGGAATCCATGTCCTCTAATCTCCAATTACCGCATACTTCGTCTGTTTCCCAAGTATGATCGAATGAGTATGGTACTTGCTCTAAAGTCCCGAACTGATCTAACTGTTCGAGAGTTAATGCCATTAGGCTAGGGTAACTGAAAGACTACCAGATGCAATCTTAAAAATATCGCCTGTATCAATTGCCTTAGATGTTGTAAGCGGTGTGTGATACAAAAGATTGCCACTTGTAAGTGCATCCAAGATACCGATATGGGTAATTGTTCCCCAAGAAGTTGTGGCTTGGTCAAAAGTAATGTCTGCTGAAGTTACCGATGCGCCATTGCTAGGCGCGCCAAAGGTAGCAGACTTACGAGCATAAGAACCGCCAGTACACTCTGTACCTGTATTAGCATCTGTTGGATCGCTAGTATAGAGACCAACATAAACTGTTGATGGAGATGTGTAAGTTGTGTTTCTTAGAGTTGCATTTACTAACGCATTTTCTAAGTAGTTTGACATTTCAGCCATGTTATTTCCTTATCTTGATGTTACTTGGATTTGTAGTGGAACTCCAGAATATTCGCTACCTTCGTTAGCAGTAGTAATATTTGCAATTGCTCTGTCGTACAGCGTTGCCCATGTTTGACTTCTTGCATCGTTTATTAAATATGGCTCTGCTTCTAAAAGAGAGGCATAGAGGAGAGCATCTGGATAATTAGCAAGAAATACATTACTTGCATTAGTAGCAGACAATACAGTAGGTTTAGCATAATACAGAATCTCCAATGTATAAGCTGTATCTGGCTTTGGTGCTAATTCAAATTCACTAGCCAAAATTGTGTAGTAATTTGGCTTGCCACTTTCATCTGCCCTAGAGTCTCTTGTAAAAGAACTGGGTGATAAATAACTAATTGGTACTCTTGGACTACCTTGAATATGCAGATCACGAATCTCTAAAAAATCTGTAGGTAAGGCTACTTTGCCATCACCACCTACTGTTAGCGCGGTAGCTGACTTTAACATCTGCCGAGTGCGTAAGTCTCTAGACATTCGCAACTCTGCAAAACTAATAAAGTCGGGGATAACCGATGTTAGATCAGATCGACCTAAGTAGTTAGCCACCGATGCTT